GACCGCTGCTTAGTAGTTAGCGCCGTGTCAAACGCCTGCACAAGAAAGTCTATGGGCGGAGGGTTATCTTTTGTCCACCAGCGTATCCATTCCCGCTTGATAATGGCAGCTTCGGAGGCGGTTGGGTTCTGCTGGTACTGCGCATACCACTGCCACATGATGTGGTGCATGGACGCCCGGGTCTGCTGCAGGGACTCCAAAGACCACTGTTCTGGCCAGATTGACTTCTCGTTTTCGGTGTTTTCGTTCAGGATGGCAGGGAATTCAAAGGCTTCGTAGTCGTCGCCCCCCTCGTTCATGGCCGAATCCTTCAGCAGCCGTCCAATCAGGTCCCTCTGGTGCCAACGGGTGTGCAGAACACAGATTTTCCCCTCCGGCATGAGACGAGTACGCAGACCGGCGCTGAACCACTCATAAGTAGCGTCCAAAGAATTAGTATTTCCCGCCTTAATATCCTGCTCGGACAGCGGATCGTCGGCAATTATGAGGTGAGCACCCCGTCCAGCCAGCGCACCGCCCACACCAATGGAGAAATACTCGCCTCCCTTGGTCGTATTCCACTGTCCAGCGGCTTTTGCGTCCGCAGCGATGGCAGTTTGGGGGAAAATTCGCTTGTATTCCGCCGTATTAATCAAATTTCGCACTTTTCGAGCCATTACCAAGGCCAAATCAGCCGTGTGGGACGCCACAATCACCTTGTGGTCCGGGTGTTTACCCAAATACCACGCCGGGTAGTAGATAGAAATCATCTGGGACTTGCCCATACGCGGTGCCATGCTCACGGCTATGCGGTTTTTGATGTTCTGCTCCACGTCCATGAGCAGCGACCCCAGCCTTTTCAGGTGTGTACCGAACTTGTACGTTTTATCTAAGGCAGCGATGAACGCAAGGAAGTCGTTTTGGGCCAACTGCACCCGCTTGCGCTCCTCCAACTCCTCAAACATGACCAGCAGCTCCGCCGCTTCCGATCGCGGCAGCTTTTTGATGATCCTCTCGACCATCTCGCTGGTTAGCTCCAAGTCCATTACGTATGCGCCCCGGTTACTTCGGCCACGTCAAACTCAATGTCCACGACCTGCTGCCGTCCCTTGTCCGGGTCAAACGCTTCGGACTCCACCACCCGGGTGAGGCGCTCCCGCAGTAACTGTTCCAGCTCTTCCGTGGGCCGATGGCGCATGGTTATCTCAGTCTTGTCCGTGAACAGCCCAACGTCGCTGATCTTGCCTAACATCTCCAGAGACTTCAGCCTAATGCGCGGGTCGGCATTGGCACTCTCCAGTATTAGTTTGTTAGTGATGTACGTACGTAGCTGCGCAGCTGACTTGACGACGAGGTGGTCGTATTCCTGCAGGAGCGCCCCTAGGTGGGTGATGACTTCGGGTTTGGAAAGGTCTAGGTCAGATGCAGTTTGATGTCCTGCAAAGATAGCCCGTGAAAGCTCGGCATCCTCTTCGGAGATTTCACTTGGTATGGAGTCGGTGTCGTACAGGGCCGACAAGGCAGCGGCCACTCGGGTGTCTAGTGACTCAAAGGTCGGAGTGAATTCCGCAAGGGGGATGTCATCGTCAATGGTCAGGGTATACATGGAGGTGGACGCACTCCTGCCCGTAGGGCTGCTAGTTAAGTTGGGCGAATTGTATTGCAAAATTTTTGCAGGTGTGTTTTATTTTTGACGGGGGGCTTTCCTAGATTAAGGGGGGTGGGTCTGTATAGTGGGCTATATTATTTTGTGGGGTGATGGCTTTCGGCAAACGACCCGCCCTTCCTCGGTTGGCTAGTTGCTGCTCTTGGGTTGCCCACCGGCAGTTCTCCGGCGTGTAGCCTTGCTCGTTGTTTATTCTATCTATGGACAGCGCTTCCGCTCTTGGGCCCATATCCTCATAGAAGCACTCCCAACCGGACTGCCCATTTTCACCAAACCTCCAGCGGTCGCATACCGTTAAGCCTTTGGCCCCGTATCTAATAAAGGCAGGGGTGTTCGGGTTGTGGCACCTTGCCATCATGGCTTGGTACGACTTGCGGGTGTAGGTCCGGCGCTCTTTAGCTGCGGTAGTTTCTAATGCTTGCCGAAACTCTTGTTGGTAGCACCCACACGACTGGGTGTTGCCGTTCTTTAGTTTGTCTCCTAGAACTACCTTAGTGTTTCCGCAATCGCATCGGCATAGCCAGCGTTTGTTGTAGTTTGCGTCTTGGCTGTGTAACTGCAGGACGACTAGCCGTCCGACTCGTAAATTTTCCATGGGACTCTCCGGTAAGGGTACGGTGGGGATTGTACTGTATTTTTAGAATTTTTGTGTATAGGGCTTTATACAAATGATGGGGGTGGTGTTGTCGGATCAATCACTCAGTGTATGCGCAAGTGGCGGAGTCCCATTGTCCACAGGGCGGGTCGGGGTACGGTGGGTCGCCGCTACTATCACAACTGTCATCACCTAGGGCGCGAAGTTCTAATGCTTAGAACTCTTGACTAGTTCTAATGGAAAGATTAGAATACAGACATCGACACAATGTCGTGCCGATAAACCTAAGGAAACATTATGACTACGTTCGCACAATCCGCCGCCGCCTCCGTTGACGTTACTACGTTCGATGCTGGGCTAATCCAACAGTTCTATTTCAACGCCTCCGAGGCCATGGCCGCCCTTGACGGCGCGTATGAAAACGCCGCCGCCATTCGTCAACGCGAAATACAGAAAATCATGGATAGCATGCGCCTCAAAATGACGGTGCCCATGGCGGAGTTTCTCAAGGGCAACGCGCGCACGAACCCAGCGCGCGCCGATATTAAAGCGGCGTTCGAGGCCTTCACCCTTGACGGGTTACTCGGTGATTTGACGCCCGCAACGGCGCGTTGCTACGCGGGCGCCTACTGGGTTTGCTTCGAGGCGGGTATTCCATTTTCACCCAGCGCCGCGAACGATAAATCTAAGGATAAGGCGGCGGGCAAAGTGAAGTCACCCAAAGGTAAGAGCGTTGACGTTGAAACCTACGGTAAAGCACTCGCTAAGTGCTTAGAAATGGCGCGCATGCTGCAACGCAATGACGACGCCGCCGCTTTGCTTGACATGGTCACCGATATTGACCCAGAGTTCACCGAAGCATAAGTTCTAACCGTTAGAACTTTGGCAGGGTTCACGCCCTGCCCTTAGCCCGCCTCGAGCGGGCTTTTTTGCGTCTGTAATTTGGCACAACTATCATAGGTAGGTGAGCATGAGTGTGAGTGAGCGTGTTACGCATGTTACGGCTTGTTACAGAGCGTCTGTAACATGTATATAATGCAAGGGTGTAAAGCAAATACCTATATAAATCAATGAGTTAGAGAGAGAGAGAGATAAGATTTTTGTTTGTTTTGTTGGTTGTTACGATGTTACAGGCTTTGGAGAGTGAGAGATTCCCACACTCGTATTTGGGCGCATAGTAATACTAAGTATGTATTACGTATTATTGTTATTATTATGTGTGTTTTGGGGGGTTCCAGCTTTTGGCTCTTTTTTAGGGCGTACAACCGCACATGACCGCTTTTCGTCCAACTTTCTCCTCTCAAAAATCATGTACACCCCCATTTGTAACATGCTGTAACACCTGTAACAGATAAACGGTATATACTTATGGTTCCTATACTTTTTTGAGGACTTACCTATGCAAATCACCCTTGAACTGCCCGATTCCGTGGTTTCCCTGCTCGGAGACGACCCTGAGCGCACCATATATAAAGCCATCAAGGCCCATTTGAGTGCCGCCACCAAAGGCAGACCCATAACAAATGCAGCCCGCGATATTGCTATTAGTGACGCCGCCATCTCAGGCAAGACCCATGCAGCCATAGCTAAAGAGTACGATTTATCTATTATTAGGGTCAGCCAAATCGTAGCCCAAGGCAAGGCCGCAGCATACGAACGCCAAGACGCCAAGACCAACGCGACCATCAAACGCATGTTCCAACCCTAAGCCATGACCACCAAACTAGCCCTTGACCTGCCGGATTCCTTTGCCGAGGCGCTCGCGCGCAAACACCCATCGGGCGACCTGCATGAAGCCGCAGCCCATGCACTCCAGTCTTACCTCGACCCCAAACTACTCCGAGTCCCACGCGACAAGGTGATACGAGATGCAGTCCTTGCAGGCACCCCGCGCACCGAACTGGCCAAACAATTCAACCTTTCACTAATCCGAATCCACCAGATAATGGCAGCAAAGGGGCAAAGTTCTAACGATTAGAACTTTCAAAAGGGCTTGACAGGGGGTGTATAGTGTGTTATACTACAACCATCGACTTGGATATCGCTCTAAGTTTTGGGTAGCCTTGCACACTATGCGCCCTCCGCTCTTTAACAACCCGCATACACTGGGTTCATTAGTTCTAACCATTAGAACTATGCCCAAAACAAAACCGCCGCTGCCAAAAGGCAGAAGCTACATAGACGACAGACCAGCAAGAATAAGAGGCACTAAGACTCCCTGCTGTTGGCCAAAGAATCTCCCTGAGTGAATATGGCGTTGGGTAGTCAGTCCCAGCATTAGTGTGGAGCCCACGGGCAGCACAATGCAATGCGTACGCATAGTGCCTAAATTTGGCATGGAGTTTATGTGGCAACACGGTATGCCACCGCTAAGACAACCAGCGTATGGGAACCACCAAGGGGTGGGATATGTCCATACGAAAAACCAATACCGCACTCAACCAGCATTTAGCTGGGGCGACGCCCTCAATACCAGAGGGCCTAGCGTATAGGGTATGAGCAGCCAAGCTGTGCCCTATCCGATAGCAATCGCTGTCAACACAAACTTCTAACCGTTAGAACTAAAGGAAACACAATGTATCAAGTAATCAATAAGCAAACCGGCGACGTAGTAGCCGAAGCACACTTTTATAGCCGCCTTGAATGGAAGTACGCTGGCCTTGGGTACAAGTACTTCATGAGGAACGCCGAAACGGGCGTCGAGTGGGATATGCCCCAGTCAGCAACTAACCCCCGCTAACTTATAACCGTTATAACTTCTAAGGAACAATTATGGACACGTTAAAACTGACGACCGACCAACTGCACCGTCTCATCGACGTACTTGATTACGTATTAGACACCGAGCGCACTAGCTACGAGGAATGGTGCGACATGGGCAACGACCCGACCAACCACATCTGGTATCACGCCGCCGAGGCGGCTAGCGTATTGGAGCAAGCATGACCGCCGTATGTACCTGTGGTGAGGACATTGACCCGCGCCGTGTAGCCTTGGGCTATCGTGTATGTATATGGTGTGGCGAGGAGTCAGCACGCCAAGAGCGCAAAGGCTGGACGGTAGTGCAGGAATACACCAAGGGCAACTACCAGCTGGTGACTGCCAGCGCAGCCTACGTTACGTTACGACAAACCAACCCGAAGGAGAATAGATTATGAATGAGAAGGACTGGATTATTTTGCGCTTAATTCATGCAGCCTGTATGGCGCGGTCACCGCTAGCAAACAGCGAGCACTACGCCAAGGCTGCGCTTTACTTAGTACGAACCTACGGACTCAAGCAAGTGGGCGAGTGCACAGACCAACTGAAACAGGAGAACCGAGTATGAAACCGTGGAATGAATTTAAGCGACTGCACGCCGACAGCTTCTATGGGTGCGTTGCACCCGATGGTAATTGGTTCGACTCGTCGGAGTACTTCACAACAGCCGTGCACTGGTGCGCTTACTACGCAGGTGAGGCTCACCTGAACCCCGAGCAAGAGATGCAGTGGATGGCAACCAAGGGCATGGAGTTGGGCTACTCCATTATTCACAGCTCCATGTTGGAGCGCATGTATGAAAAAGGACTAATCAAATGAAAGTCAGAGACATCAAACGCCGCGCCAAGTCTAAGTACGTGGTAGTCGAGGGGTTCAAGTTCTTGCGCGACTGCTGCGCCCCACGATGCCGCACCTATGTAGCAGGGTGCGCTACCTGCGATGGGTGGAGGTTCTACGACGAGAACGGCAGGTTCACCCGCACATGGGACGAGCTGTATAACTTTATGGAGAAGACCGAACAAGCCAGCAAACCTAACCCCTAACTCTTACCGTAAGACTTAACTAAAGGAAACATCATGAACGCGTATGAATTATTGAAAGACCGCTTGACTAAGGACATGTACAAGCGAGGCCAGTACAAGGGCGACGCCCCGTTAGAGAAGCGCACCAAGTCCCACGTCCGTATCGTGCAGCGGACTGATTGCATGTGTGTGCAGATGTACGGCACCAAGATACTGACTGCCTACGTGGACGGCAGCATCGAGATTACCCTTGACGGGTGGTATAACAGCAGCACGACCAAGCAATGGCTGAACTACGCGCTGGGCGTAACAGGGTTCCACGGGTTTTGGCTGGGCAACAAGTCCATCATGAGCCTGAGCCAGTCCACCGTCACCACACCCAGCGGCATCTACCTGTACTACGACGGCATTAGATTTAATGCAGAGGGGCAACTCGTGTCTACACCCAAGCCGTTCGAGGCACGGCGCATCGACAGGTCAGAGAGCAAGGCGTTCACGGAGGATATCAAGGCGTCAGGATTCAAGGACGTGTATTCCCTGCTTTATGCCACATGCACCCCGCCCGAGGGAGGGCAGAGCATCGACCGCCATTGGAAAGAGCAGTTGCAAGACCCTGACCACGCAGACAAATGGCCCTCCATCGTCGAGTACTTCAAGTACGACAAGCGTTGGAACCACAAGATAGTTCAGCACGAGTGGCACGAGCTGGACAACGCCCAAGCGTGCTGGGCCCGCATGATGGCCAAGGCCAAGCAAGACATGTACAACACAGTAGCAACGGAGGTAACACACATCGACAAGTAAGTAACAAGTAAGCATCGACTTCTAACATCACAAACTTCTAACCATTAGAACTTTTAATCAACCGAGAACACAATCATGAACGTAACTCTCTCCCAAGCATCTAATCTCATCCGTACCATCGGCACTACAAACACCGTCCTGCTGCGTGGTCAGCCGGGTATCGGCAAGTCATACATCCTCCACACTCTGCGTGAGTCCTATCCCAACCACTTCATGTCGTACATCGACGCCGCCAACCTAGACCTAGGCGACATTGCAATGCCGGTCGTTGACAAGGAGGAGCTCATCACCGAGTACGCTCCGAATGCCCGCTTCGGTGTGGGGCGCAATCAAACCAAGCCCGTGGTCATGATGATTGACGAGCTAGGCAAGGCTAGCCGCCCTGTGATGAACATGCTGCTGCCCGTGATTCTTGAGCGGCGCATCGGTGACCTAATGCTGCCTGAGGGGTCAATCATCTTCGCAACTACTAACCTAGACACAGACGGCGTAGGCGACAACATCCCAGCCCATGCCTACAACCGCATGACCGTGTGCACCGTGGCCAACCCCACGAGCGACGAGTGGCTGCAATGGGCAAGCAACAACGGCGTGTGTCCCGAGGTGATGGCGTTTGCCAAGCAGACCCCCGAGATATTCGACTGCTACGTTGACTTGGAGAAAGGCGTCAAGAACCCGTACATCTTCAACCCCATGGCGGGTGTGGTGCGTGGCTTCTGTTCTCCACGTTCTTTGGCTAAGGCAAGCAACATCATTGCCCAGCGTGCGGCGCTCGGCTCGGCGGTTTTGCCTGCGCTGGCTGGCACCATCGGTGAACCTGCGGCGCGTCAGATGGAGGCCCTGATTAACTTGGCTGACCAGCTGCCCCTGTTCGAGCAGATTGTCAAGGCACCAAGCACGACCAAGGTGCCCAAGGGTGCGGGTGCGTTGTTCTTGCTGGCCTTCATGCTGGCAGGGCGTGTGACCGCTGAGACTATGGACTCTGTGATGGAGTACGGCGAGCGTATCAGCAAGGAGTCGTTCGAGGCGCATAGCTTGCTCATCATGACGCTGGCAAGCAACAAGTCCAAGGTCAACATGGCCTGTGGCAACCGCAACTTCACCACCGCAGCATCGAAGCTCGGTAAGTTCTTTTAATCGGAGGCAGCATGCTCATCACCGAACGAACAAGTGATGGGCGCACCATCGTGCGCCTACACAAAGACTGGCACCCCGGGCGTATCAGCGCGGGCTACCTCCCACCACAACGCAACTACATGACAACTGAGGAAGACTATCACACGCAGCACACGCTTTTGAAAAACCGTAACCTTACGAAAACTGGAGAAACAACATGAACGTATCAGACCGAATAAAAAAGGCGCACATCGCCATCATGCAGCACAAAGAATTTTGTGCAATGTCCGGCATCCTTGCATGCGGCAAGGTGGAGATAACCACGGACATCCCAACGGCGTGTACCGATGGCTGGAACGTCAAGTACAACCCCGAGTTCATCGAGAAGGTCATGCCGACCGACCCTGAGCTGCGCCTGTTAGTGCTGCACGAAGCCATGCACAAGGCGTATCGCCACCTGACTGTGTGGAAGTACTTGTCCAAGCAGAACCCACGATTGGCCAATGTAGCGATGGACCACTTCGTTAACCTGAGCCTCATGGATACGGATGGTGGCAGCGGATTCCTCAAGATGCCCGCCGAGGGTATTCAGCCCGAGCCCAAGTATCGTGGCTGGTCAGTGCTGCAGATTTACACCGACCTTGAGAGCGAGGACGAGACGGGGCATGGCCCCGGAGGTGATGGGTTCGATGAGCATGACTTCGACGGCCCACCGGACGGGGATTCTCCGACTGACCAAGAGATTGAGAACGAGATTGGTCGTGCCATACGTCAGGGCGAGATGATTCGCAAACAACGTAGCAAAGGCGGGGCGGGTGGTGAGGACGGTATGTTCGGTGACCTGCTGGCACCCAAGGTGGACTGGCGCAAGGCGCTGCGTGACTTCATCACCGAGACATGCTCGGGGCGTGACGAGTCGTCGTGGTCCAAGCCCAACCGTAGGTTCTTGGCCGATGATGTGTACATGCCAACCATGATGGGCACAACCATGCGTGAGCTGGTGGTCGGCTTCGATACGTCAGGCTCCGTGTTCAACAGTCCAGAGATGACTCGGTTCGTGTCTGAGATTACGACCATCATCGAGCAGGTCAAGCCAAGCAAGGTGCACGTCATCTATTGGGACACGGCAGTCGCAGGTCATCAGACGTTTGAGGATGGGCAGTTCGCTGTGCAAGACCTCAAGATTAAGGGCGGTGGCGGCACCGATGGCAGCGTGTTGTTCCAATTCTTACGTAAGAAGAAGATTACCCCTGACGCCATCGTGCAGTTCACCGATGGCTATGTAGGTGACTGGGGTAAGACGGACGTGCCCACCCTGTGGGCCATCACAACGGACATCAAGGCTCCGTTCGGTACAACTATT